AGTACGTTCTATAATAAACCTACGCAGAACGTCACTGACGGTGTGGCACTGGTTGGCCTATATTCGTTTAAGAATGGTTCACATGCTCAGATGGCCTTTTCGTCAACTGATGAATATGATATCTCTCATGCCTTGACCTTGTACGGTAAGTTTGACAAAGTACTTACAGATAAGTGGTACGACATTGGTGATCTACCAACGTATTACCAAACGTGTGCATCTCTTCTTGATATGAAATCGCGTGAGTTCAATCGTATGATATACGACCACGATCTAGGTACACTGACAAAGACTCCTGACTATCATAACAAAGAATCAGTACTTACGTTAACGTGTGAGCGGTTATGGTACAATGGATTATCCTTTGAGCAAAAGTGTTTCGTACCACGAGTGTTTAACGATGGTCAGAATATCGTTATGTCATTTGAGTCAGGTACGTTGCTTTCTGATTTAATGTTGTACGAGAATCTTAGTGAATCCGCATGGGAATATATCGTTGATAAGTTGTTTCGTATTAAGCTAAACTATTTTAGCACACGCTGTTCGGATCGAAACTTCACTGATAAGTTTGCTGAGCAAGCAGACAAAATCTGGTTGGATAAGACCAATAAAAGACTTAAGAACACTGACCTGCCACCTAAACTTCAGAGCAAGATTAGTTCAATGGCATGGCGTGTCTGCAGGAATACATATCCTATTGAGTGTATGCACGGAGATCTTCATTTCGGCAATGTACTATACAATCAGCAAACGGATCAAATGAAACTAATTGATCCTCGTGGCCGTTATGGTAACGAAATTGGTACTGAAGGTGATAATCTATACGACTGGGCTAAACTTGCTCACGATCTATATCATGGGTACAACGCAATGGTCGCTGATGTAAAACATAACGAGTTAGTAAAGCGAATCTTCGTTCAGAAACTCCATGAATACAATCTTCCTGTTGATGATATCATTAATGGTGGTTTGGTACTACTAGCAACGTGCATCCCACTTCATTATGATGACAGTGAGAGACAACAAAGGTTTCTTAACTACGTAAAGGAATATAATTATGACTGATACGATTGTTTTTGATCTTGATGATACGATCTGCTATCCTAACTTAGACCAACCTGACACAAAGCAGCGGTATGGTAATGCACAGCCAAACGGTCGTGTGATATCCATCATGCAAAGGTTAAAGGCAAAGGGATACCACATCATCATCCACAGCGCACGAAGAATGGTCACACATAATGGTGATATAGATAAAATTGAGAGCGATGTTGGTCAAGTAACTAAGGATTGGCTAAAGTTCTACGGTGTACCATACGATGATCTAATCTTTGGTAAACCATACGCCTCAACGTACTATGTTGACGATAAGGCAATGAACCTAAAGCAACTATATGAATGGGTAAGCGATGAAGATAGCAATAGGTAAGGTCGGAAAGTCAATTCTATTCGACTCAAACAAATGGGGTGCAATCGGCGGAGACAATGAGGCACCTATCTTTTACGAAAATCTGTTTCACAACAACCCTGACGTAGATTTCTATCTCGTTGGGGTATCTGACTTTACACGGTTGGATCGTAAGGAACAGGAACGTATCAATAAGCACGGTAATGTTCACGATGTTTGGGAACACTTTAATCATTGGCGTAAGACATACGATGGCGACGAGCGTGGCGAGCGTATCTTTTATATGCAGGATTGGATGAAGAATCTATCACCTAAGTTTGATGCAGGCCTTTTCTTTATGGGTCCAACCGCAACATCAAACGTATGGGGTAAGGCACGTAAGGTAACCGAACCTGATAAACTCGCTTCACCACTTATGATGCAATGTAAGTATGCAGGTCCTGTGGTTGACTTTATCAATGAAACCGGAATGCCATACGCAATCATCCTAAATGATCCACGATTCTTCCCAGCTCAAATGCGGGATCTTTTCCATAGACCACAGGTTATCTTGAGTCAGTATACCGAAGAGATCAACCACCGTGCCTGGAAGGCCTATACTGATATGGAGATGACTCATGTTAAAATACCTGCCGAATATAAAGCAATGGAAACAATCTTCCTCATTGGTAAGGAAAGAGGTAAAGCCATCGTTGATACTCCATCTACTCTGGATTCATTCTTCACTGATGCGGTAGAACGTAAGCCGGGTGAGAAGGACATTAACTTTATGATCGTATGTAACGAGGGTAGACCATCACGGTACAATGATCTCAAGAAATACATCCTCGATAACGTAGAGGAAGTGGACATCTATGGTAAGTGGGACGAGCGAACGATTGGCGAGGATCCGCGATTCAAAGGTCCAAAGAAGTTTAATGATCTGCAGGAAATGCTTCCACGAGTTAAGTATACGTTCTGCATTCCAATCAAGAAGGGTTGGGTAACCGCTAAGTTCTGGGAGATGGCCCACTATGGTATTATCCCTTTCTTACATCCAACATACGACGAACAAGACAACCTTAAGTGTCCAGAGTTTTTAAGAGTAACGGATTCTGCTGACTTGTTCAAAAAAATTCAGTTCCTTGAGGACAATCCTGAAGCATACGAAACACTAAAGGGCAATATCGAAAGCATGCTTAAGGATGAATACTACGATGGGTCGTATCTCAACGATCTTGCCATGAACACGCTGAAGGAGATTACAGCACATGAATGATATTACTTATGGTTCGATCGTTCCACTTATTGGTGGCGAGAACTTTGGAATTATGAAATCACTTGAGGGTCAATTACCAGAGTGGGTACTTTCATACACTGACTTTGCTAAGAACGATGCTCATTTTATTAACCATCTTAAAGAGAAGGATTGGAAAGGTGAATATGTTTTCCTTAATGAAGAGGGCAACGAAGGATACAAGGCTAAAACCGTTGATGTGGTTAATACTGTTTGCCCTTGTGCTGGACTTAGTTCTCTCTCCGTTTCATCATCTGCAGATTCTGCAGTAAACGAATGGATGTATACGACTTCGGAATATGTTCTTAGTGAGATTAAGCCTAAGGTATTCTGGGGTGAGAACGCACCTCGTCTTTATACGAAGGCTGGTGAAAAGGTTGCCAATCGTCTGTATGAAATTGGTAAGCAGCATGGTTACTCACTTAACTTGTATTACACAGAGTCCAGACTACACGGTTTGGCCCAAAAGCGACCACGTACGTTTTACTTCTTTACGAAGGGTACTGACAGCGCACCGTTGTTTAGGTATATCCGCCGTCCTCTTGAAAACATCGAGGATATTCTTAAAGCGGATATTAGTCCTGACGATCCTATGAACCGTTTGATTAACTCAGACAATCCGATGGATAATCCTTGGGTTGCTTACTGCGTTCACAAGTCAGGATCAAAGACACTTGCTGAATATTACGAAAAGATTGAGAAGACGACCAACTGTATCGTATCATCCGATAACATTTCAGATAACCTAAACGAGGTTGCTGATTGGATGGAACAACAGGGGTTTGACCAAAAGTTCGCTGACCGCGCTCGAGCAATGCAAGAGAAGGTCGACGGAGGTAAGGGTTATTGGGCACACGGTGTCACAATGCCAAAGGGGGAAATCCCATCATTGATTGGCGCAATGCCACACTCACTGATTAATCCATTCAAGGAGCAGTTCTTGACTCTACGTGATGCGCTTCGTATCATGAAGATGCCGGATGATTTCAATATGATTGGCGATAATCCTCAATCGCCAGGAAACGCAAATGCTATCTGTCAGAACGTCCCAGTGACTACTGCGGCTGATATGATGGACTTTGTAGTTGAGTACTTAAAAGGTATGACTGATACGGTATCAAGTGATTATGTTAGACAGAACAATTCTAGCATGAAGCATGAGATCGTTAATGAAGATCTTGTAGAGCTTGACCAATTTTTTGTATAAAATGGTTTACATACTTATCATTTTGTGGTATAATGGTAACTATAATATACAATGATTCGCTAATGAAACACAATAGGAGACTATATGTCTATAATGGATAAACTTAAAAAGAACTCAAAGATCAAGGAGACCTCGGTTCTCTCTGACTCAAAGTTCTTTTCTGAAAAAGATCAAACACCAACCGAGGTTCCGATGGTGAACGTTGCCCTGTCAGGTAATCCTGATGGTGGCCTTGCATCTGGTCTGACTGTCCTCGCTGGTCCATCAAAACATTTTAAGACTTCGTTCGCATTGCTTATGGCTGCAGCGTATCTTAAAAAGTATCCTGATGCAGTAATGCTGTTTTATGATTCTGAGTTTGGCTCACCGCAGGCATACTTTGAAACATTCGGTATTGATACGTCACGGGTACTACACACGCCAATCACTGATGTTGAGAAACTGAAGTTTGATGTGGTTGGTCAACTTGAACAACTATCACGAGGCGATCGTGTGATCGTCGTTATTGATTCGGTTGGTAACCTTGCATCTAAGAAAGAACTAGAGGATGCAATCAACGAAAAGTCAGTCGCTGATATGTCTCGAGCAAAAGCACTAAAAGGTTTGTTCCGTATGGTTACACCATACCTTGCTATGAAGAACATTCCAATGCTTGCGGTCAACCATACTTATCAAGAGATTGGTTTATTTCCTAAGGCTATCGTTTCAGGTGGTACGGGTATTTACTATTCAGCTGATAACATTTGGATTCTTGGCCGTCGTCAGAACAAGACAGGTACCGAGGTAACAGGATATGACTTTGTGATTAACGTGGAGAAATCACGATATGTTAAAGAAAAGTCAAAGATTCCTATTTCGGTTTCTTGGGACGGTGGCATCGAGCGGTATAGCGGTCTTATGGATGTTGCTGTTGCTGGCGGTTATGTTGTTAAGCCTTCTAATGGTTGGTATGCACATGTTGATCGATCTAATGGAACGTTTGAAGGAAAAAAATACCGAATGGCTGAATCCATGACTGCAGACTTTTGGGATCCTATCTTTGAGAAAACTGACTTCAAAGAATTCCTAATTAAGTCTTATACGATTGGCCATAAATCAATGTTTGATAGTATTGCACTGGAGATGGACGATGCAGCATCTGATTGATGAAATCTCAAAACTTCATTATAAGTATATCACAAATGAAGATGATCCCGACGCAACAGTTTGCGTCGGTTTAACTCAGCCTCCATACGAGGGTGTTGTTATTCAGTACGGCAATATGGATATAGTTGAAGATGAAGAAAGTGATGAGGCTCGACTTAGTTTTACGTATAAAGTAGTCGAGACTCCAATTGACGAAAGTCTATTTGATGATGCATTCAACGATTACCTAGGAGCGATCCTACATCATATCGTTGAGGATGCCGTAACTAGAGCTAACGAAACCGGAGAGCAGATAATTGGAACAAAAGATTCAAACGACGATACTACGGAATCTGATCAACAATGACGACTTCACTCGTAAGGTAATTCCGTTCATTCGGAAGGACTACTTCGAGTCGGATCATCGTCTAATATTTGATCAGGTTATTTCTTTCGTTGACAAGTACAACAAGTTACCAACACCGGAAGCTTTAGAGATTGAGCTTTCGTCATTGGACGTTAATGATGCATTACTTGTTGATGCGTCAACCGTACTTAATGGTATCCGCGCAACTAAAGACAATGAAGTGGATACTGAATGGCTTGTTGACGAGACCGAAAGGTGGTGTCAGGATCGCGCAATACATCTTGCGATCATGGAATCTATAAATATAATTGAAGGCAAGCATAATTCATTAAAGAAGGACGCATTACCAAAACTCTTATCAGATGCGCTTGGTGTAACATTTGACTCAAGCGTAGGTCACGATTATATCAACGATGCAGAAAAGCGATTTGATTTCTACCACACGGTTGAGGATCGTATCCCGTTTGATCTAGAGTACTTTAACTCCATCACCAAAGGTGGATTACCCCGCAAAACATTAAACATCGCACTCGCTGGCACAGGCGTAGGTAAATCCCTATTCATGTGTCATGTTGCAGCTAACGCCTTAACACAAGGAAGAAACGTACTTTACATTACAATGGAAATGGCTGAGGAACGTATCGCAGAACGTATCGATGCTAACTTGATGAACTTGCCTATCGACCAATTAGAAACTTTGCCTAAGGAAATGTTTGACAACAAGATCACGAAGATCGCACAGAAGAACATCGGCAAACTAATCATAAAGGAGTATCCTACTGGTGCTGCTCACACGGGACACTTTAGAGCCCTACTGAATGAACTGAAGCTGAAGAAAAACTTCATGCCTGATATGATCTTTATTGATTATTTGAATATTTGTAGTAGTAGTCGGATGAAAGGCCTTGGCGGATCAATCAATACCTACTCACTCATTAAGTCAATCGCAGAAGAAATCAGAGGACTCGCAGTCGAGTTCAATGTACCAATTATCTCAGCGACTCAGACAACTAGAAGCGGATTTGGAAACAGCGACGTTGGGCTGGAAGACACGTCTGAATCATTTGGACTACCTGCTACAGCTGACTTCATGTTTGCGCTCGTCTCAACCGAAGAACTCGAAAAGCTTGGACAGATAATGGTCAAGCAGTTAAAGAATCGCTACAACGATCCTACTGCAAACAAACGATTTGTTATTGGGGTCGATAGATCTCGTATGAAATTATATGATGTAGAAGAAGACGCTCAAACACTCATGGACGATGGCCCTGCCTTTGATAAGTCAACGAGTGGTGAGAGGGTCAACAGTGAGAAGAGAAACTTTAATGATTTTAAGGTATAACGATAGCTATCCTATAATGGAAGGCGCAGGTCAGCGGGCAATCGCTGATATGATTGAAAACATTTTCGTTGAGGATATCGTAGATCAGGGTGGGGTTAAACCACAGTCAGTCAGAACCATTGAGGATGTATCACTTGATGGTGTCCTTATAGATATTAAAACGAAGGACGTTGATCGTAGTTTCTCTATGCCTAATCTTATTTCGATTGATAGGCTACGAAAAAATTTTGATAGAACCATACGATACGTGTTTATTGATTACAGCGTTAATGATAACGAAGTAAGCATCGTTGGTGTTACCACCAAGGACATACATGAGATTCCTTGGGATTGTCTAGCGATCCAAAACCTTGGATTAGGACAATTGCAGTTAGCAAAAGATATTGGCTCTGCGGTATATAACGGAACGAAAGAAGAATGGTTTGATCAGCTTAAGGCTGAATCATACTCGTTTTATGAAAAGCAAATCGCTAAGTTTGAAAAAAAGAAGAAGGAATTATTATGAGCGAACAGGCACCTGGCATATTTGGAGAGTGGGACAGTGGATTATAATCCAGACAGTTGGGTAGTATTAAAGATTAAAGAAGGTAAAGGTACATTCCCTTTTTACAAAGTTCTAGCAGGTTGGAGCGGTGGTTATCTTGATGGTGACTCTTGGCGTATGAACAGCGGTATCACGGGTGTAGAGAAACAGTCATATCTGTATGGATTCTACGGTAGTTCTGGTTCTGTGTATTGGTGTCATAAAGGAGGTTATCGCTTGACAATGTCGCTCGCTGGAGTGTATAATCAACTCAAAGAGAACGAAGCCTTTGAAGGTCAGATTACGCTGATGCCTGAAGATACTAATTGGATGGAGATTGAGTGGTGGGAAGAATGAATTATTATGAGTGAACAGCAAAACTATTGTACGACGAAAGGCCTGCTTCCTGCATTCCTTATCATCGTATTCGTAATCGTGGGGATCCCACTATTGATGGTGGATAACGCTCGGTACTGTAAGCAATCGATTATTGTACCTTGTTATCCGTGGACGGTGCCAGAATAATGGCCGAAGCAATGACAGCAGCAATGATTCTTGCTATTATCATCTTAGGCGCCGTATGGATCGTAGTATCGGAGATGAATAAATGAATGCGGAAACTAAAACGTGGCAATGCAAAATAATCACAGACTCTAGCGGTGAAGCAATGGTAGAGTTTAGCGATGAAATAATGGAACACCTTGAGCTCAAGGACGGTGATACAATTGAGTGGATTGATAATAAGGACGGAACATGGTCGATACAAAAGAAGAAGTAAGGTACACGTTTAAGAATCGCTACGGTGACACTATGTCTATCGTAGAAATAGATAAATCAACCCTTTTATGGAGAGGATCCCATAACCACGAAAGGATCTCGTGTAACGAGGCTGGGACGATCACAATGGTCGACCCGTCAGGAGGGCCATATATTTGTGAAGGGCAAGACATCGGTTTGGACTATCCCCCTTGGAAAGGCCGAATCGTTGACCACTTTCAGCATCATGAAGAAGGATACTTAATTTTATGCAGGTAAGACTAATCGGTTATACTCAACCCGTAGCGGATGCGATCATTGGAATAGATGATGTTCAGGATTTGATCGCGTACTGCGCCAGAGTCTCTAACCCAGATAATCAGCTGAATCAGAAAACAGCGAAAAAGCTGTTGAACTATTTGGCCAAACATAAGCATTGGTCTCCCTTTGAGATGGCGTCAGCAACGATGGAGATCGAAACGACTCGTGACATCGCACGTCAGATCTTGCGACACCGTTCCTTTTCGTTTCAAGAGTTTAGTCAACGATACGCGGATCCTACCCAGGATCTTAGTTTTGTAAAACGAGAAGCAAGACTACAGGATCCTAAGAACCGACAGAACTCGGTAGACATCGAAAGCGATCCTTCCCTTGTGGATAACGTAAAGAATCAGGAACTGATCGCGGAGTGGGGTCGCCGACAAAGCGGTATCATTGAACTGGCAAAGAAACACTATCGTTGGGCTGTAGAGAATAACATCGCAAAGGAACAGGCTCGTGCGGTACTACCTGAAGGCCTAACAGTTTCTAGGATGTATATGAATGGAACCATACGGTCTTGGATCCACTTCATTGAACTGCGATCAGGAAACGGAACACAAAAGGAGCACATGGAGGTCGCTAAGGCTTGCGCAAAAGCAATCGTAGAAATCTTCCCATTGGCCAATGAATACATTTCTTCTAAATAATACTAAGAATTACCACAAAGGCTGTGAAGTCGTTGCCGAGTATCTTATAAATAAATACGGCGTATCTGATTGGAGATACACTCGAGATCAACTTGAGGATATCGACTTCAGTAAGTATGACCGCGTCGTCCTAAACGGCGAAGGTACGCTTCATCACAATACTCGTTCAGCTCGAAGACAACTAACAGCCCTGAGGTTAGCCCAGTATGCAGGATGCGAAACTCATCTTGTCAATACTGTGTGGCAAGAGATGCCTAACACTTGGGATGACGTACTCGCCAACTGTAAATCCGTTCAAGTAAGAGAGGTACTATCACAATATGAAATGTCGTCTAAACATGGAAGACTACCTACAGTTGCTCCTGACTGTAGCTACCTTCATAACGATGTGGCTGTCCGTGAGTTCGCTCACGTAGCAGTCTACGAAGGCCAATATATGAAGGCCAATCCATACGGGGTTCAAGGCGGCTATCCTCGTATCGATATATTTAGTCAAACGTGGGAAGAGATCGTTAACCGTTTACGTAACTGCGATTTACTTATCACTGGTAGACATCATGAGATGTATGCCGCCTGTGTAGCAGAGTGTAGATTTCTTGTGACTCCTGGTAACACCTGGAAGAACCAAGGATTGTTGAAATCAGCTGGTGTGGATATACCGTTCGACGTAGATGGAGCCCTTTCGGGCAAATACGACGATCAGTATAACCGTTTGTGGGATTATTTAAGGTCCTTTAGAACTAAATAATCTAAAAAAAATTCATTTTTTTAGCCAATAAAATCAATAGGTTACGGAGGATCACCTCTAAGCCATTGATTCTATTGGCTTTTTTTTATGAAAAAAAATGAAAAAATATGCATTTTTCTATTTACATCCGCTAAAACATAGTGTATAATGGTACTATCAAATGGAAGGAAACTATGTTATGATTAAGATTTACCAAATTCAACTGACCGAAGATCAAGTCAACCTTATCAATGAAACTGGCGACCACAACTCGGTTCCAGCTCAAAAGGCTAAACTTGATGCTTCTATCCTTGGCAAGTTCGCTGCCGAAAACTTCAAGTTCTACACTGAGGCATATCATGTCTACAGCGACGATCTTGAGGAAGCCTTCGAGGCAACCAACCTTTGGAACAAGCAAGAGATCGTGGACGTAATCGGAGATCGTGGTTACAGTTCATCAACTGGCGATATCTTTGAGAAGAACGGTGAGTTCTTCCTTTGCGCCAACTTCGGATTCAATCAAGTGGAGGTAGCATAATGTACGTAGTATCAACTCAGCACGTCGAGAACTATGGCGCTCATTGTGAGGACGGTAAGTTCTCTTCTGGTAACTCTTATTGGAAGTTCAAGGGTGGACAGGACTACATCGTAAAGGATGTGGATCGTCCTGCCGATGCTATGGCCTTCGTCATGGCTGCGTTCTCCATGAACTCTATTATGTTCAAGGAGTTCCCAACCGAGGTTAAGACCTTTGAGGAGTGGAACGCTGATCTTCCTGACGACCAGGAGTATCGTAAGTTCCTTCGTGAGCAGGTACTTGTTGTATCTCCTCTTACTGGCAACGATTTCAAAAAGGGGTGGCTCAATGTTTAAGAACCTATGTTACTCTATAGTCTTCTTTGGATTAATTGGTGTCGGAGTGTATGCTGGCAATGAGGCTCTTAAGATGCCGGATGTAAAGTTTAGTTACTCTACTGGAGCGTGTGTTGAAGTCGTCAACTACGATTCAGACCACAACTACACTTGTGAAGACTATCCGACTAAATTCAACCACGTATGGGTAGAATAATGAAGTTAGCTTATTGTGATTACATAGCTGATCGTATCAGACATTTCTTAAACTACGATCTCAAAGAGAATCGTCTTTACACTATTATCAGCGAGGTTGGTAGGGTTGAGATGGATCTGCATCCAACTGAAGGTTACTTTCAATCCACCAAAAAAGTCATTGAGGTAACTGACATAAATAGTAAAAGGTATAGGATTACCGTAGAGGAGATTTAATGTTTTTAGAGTATTGGATGATAGCAGTACTTGCAGCTATGTTTGCGGCAGGTATGTGGGACATGAATCTTAAAGGATTCAAGGAAGGCGTAGCGGCTGGAGCAGAAGGTGCTTTGGCCATGTTGGAGAAGGAAGGAATCATTGATGTTAGTATCGATGGAGAAATTTCTTCGTCAAAATGTGAAAAAAATTCATTTTAGCTATTTACATTAGCTAAAGACTATGGTATAATGGTTATATCAAATGGAAGGAGAATACATTATGTTTCAACAAGTAAATACTAAAGCCCGCAGTTCCAAGGATTATCTTGGATCAATCTATGCTGCCGATGCGGCCGGCATGCTTCAACTCGAAGATCTTCGTCGTATGGTTAAGAACTTGAATACCGATCTTCGTAAATTCGGTGCCACTGATTCTAAAGGTAACGCCATTCAGTTCCGAGTACGAGTCTGTGGTCGTGAACCTATTGAGACTGGAACCGCTACGCATTGGCTCTTTGGTACCGCAAAGGGTCGTAAGTACGACTGGGGCGGTAACTGCATCGGCGGTTTAGCTAACGCTTCTCGTTTTGATATCTACCTCTATAGGAGATAATCATGGGAAGAGTTAAGGACTATTTCTGGGACGAGATCGAGGCTGCAAGGGAACAAGAATACCTTGAGCCTGATTTTGAATCATATTACGAAAATTTGGAGTCACAAAATGCTACTGAAGATAAAGGGCGGAACCAAGAAGCAGAGAATGTTGGCGGAGGATGCGATAGTGTTCGTGGCCAACAAGTTCATGCCACGGATGACAACTCTTGATGTAGAGCTACGCATTCGTAAGTTCAACAAGAGTGGTGAGGAAGGCGTCGTCGGATGGTGTACATGGGAAGACAGCAATGTCCGACCCAGAACCTTCTTGATTGAGTCTGACTCTCAGCAGAATACAACGTCGTTCATTAAGACCGTCATTCATGAGATGGTCCACGTTAAGCAGTATGCTACGGGTCAAATGAAGGAACGTTTCAAGATGGGCCATAGGGTCTATTGGAAAGACAAGGATTATACTGGCACGAGTTACTCAAAGACTCCATGGGAGCGTGAGGCATATCGTAAACAGGAAAGTTTAACAAAGGAATTCCTTAGGGAATGGTTAGATGTAGAATAAGAAGCCCGTTTTAAGGGACAAGAAACTTCCATTTGATAAACTTGGGGCGGCGGGGTGTAAACTTTGTCGCCTTTCTTTTTTTATAAATAGTAGTGTAACTTCGGAGGTAACATGGCATACGACTTTTTTCCAAAGAGCGAACGTGAGTTAGCTAATAAGATTAAGGGATTTCCTGCTGACAATCAGTTGGAGATCATACGGCTGTTTAACTTCTTAAAGAAAAAAGCACGTGGGCTCGATGCGCCAATCAACCTAGATTTGAAAAAGCCATCCAATGTCAATGTAAGTAGACAACTCGATGGCGATGTTCGTATCGCAGACGTATCCCGCGGAGCTAAACTTAAGAAGGTTAAACTCAAATTTGGTAATGGCTCTTCAGGAAACCGAGGAGCTAAGAACAGGGGTAACCTATTCGAGGAGCAGTTTGCTAATGCTCTTTTGGACTGGTGGGCTGGACGACCCGTTGATGGCAAAATGTTAAAGGCTATTGAGGATCTCGATAAGACCTACAAACTAGGTGACTCCAAGAAGTTCATCGTTAAGGTTGAGGGTGGAGAAAACACCAGAAGGCCATTGCAGTTTGATTCAGGTATCTACCTTGACAATCCAAAGGGTCAAGGAAACGATGTTGGTCAATCAGTAACCGACATTACACTTGAGACGGACAAGGGCCCAATCTTTCTCAGCTTGAAACTCGGTGGTACGACTACGTTCTTTAACGTTGGTGTTCGTACTATCCTAACTCCACAAGAAATTCAAAAAGGTCAGATTACGAATCCAAAGGGTCTTTCCTTGTTGAAACTATTCGGAGTTGACCAAGAAAAGTTCTGTAAGATCTTCACCGGTGATCTACCAGGAGGAGAGATTATTAAGAACGCGCCATACGACAAAGGTATGATGAAAAAGCTGATGGAGTCTGGCATTGGATTCAACTACCATATCATTCATAAGTTTCCTGCTCGTATCCTAAGTAAGAAGATGGATAAAAAGGCAATGCAGTCAGCGGCTAAGACTGGAGATCTTACGATCTTTTATGGCGGTAAAGGCGGTAGCGGTAAACGAATAGACATGGAGTTTTCATCTCCTACATATTCATTTAAGATTAACATCAGAGACACACAAGGTAAGGATGGATTCCCTACTCGTATGATGTGTGACTTCAAATACGTATAGGAACAAACATGCAGACGTTCAAAACATATATCGCTGAGGCGGCTAAGAACCTCCATATGACTCACCTTGAGGATCAAGTAATCTATGGTGGAGTGAATGGCGCAAGACAAGCAATCCTTGCTCTTCGTTCTCTTCGTGATATGTTAGCCGGTGAGGCAAAACGTCCGGTTGATGTAACCGTCAAATGGGACGGAGCACCAGCCATCTTTGCTGGAGTGGATCCAAGGG